GCTTCTCATTGAGTTCGTCGACCTTCTCGCCGAGCGACTCTACACCGTCATCGGACTTCGACGTGTCGTCCTCCTGAAGCTCGTCTAGCTTCTCCGACAGTTCCGTAACCGCCTTGCTCTGTTCACTAAGCTGTTCCTCGAGCTCGGCGAACTTCTCCGCCGAGATGTCGTCGTCTTCCATGTTGTGTTGCTTCTCCTGTGTTTCGACGAATGTCAGTGCTTCGTCGATTCCGTCCCGCGCTGTCTTAAGGCGCTCGACGAGGTCATCAGGCTCCTCAGACTTCGAAAGTCCGAGGCGGTCCATCCACTTACCGACAAGACCCTTTTGTGGCTCGTCCTGTACAGCAGTCTGAAGATACGACCAAAGGCGTTCAGCATCCCCCTGGCTGTGTCCTCGCTGCTCCATCTCTTGGACGAATGTTTCTTGGTCACCAAGTAGCTCGCGAAACTTCTCCGCATCGCCACTTTTGAGCGCCAGCATCTGTGCATCTGGCACTGCTGGTATGTCGACCGACGATACCTCGACAATTTTGCCGTCGAGTATCTGGTAGAGAGTGTGGTCCTGAGGTAGGTCCGTCGCGACTGATACGTCAGCCGGAAGGTCACTCCTCTGCATCGGGTCGGACCACTGCATCTCTATACCACCGATGGAGTATCCCGCCAGGATTCCGTCACGTACCAAACTCCACAGTTCGCCATTGACGAACCGCCAGGTCTGGACCCACGCGCCTGCCGGAACCGTAGTTCCACCGATGTTCTGAGCTACGTCGAGCACCGTGTTCTCGACGAGAACCGCATGACCCTGAGGCCATGCAGCGTGCATGATGCCGCCACTCTCAGAGACTCCGGGGTCTGTCGTCATGTTCGCCATGAAGTCAGCCGCAAACTGACGTATCAGGTCTGCCCTGATGAAGTCACCTTGCAGGTCTGCCTTATCCGGCACCATGACGACACCTTTTGCCTCTTGTCGTGTCTCGTCGAGAGCCTTAAACTCGACGCGCTTCTGCAGCGTCTCTTCCCTCACTGTGCTACTCCTCGTCGCGGTCTTTCTGCTCGGCGTCCTCGTTCTTGACGCGAACGGTGCTGAGGACGCCGTGCTTGGTCCCGCGTTTCTTGTCGCTGTTGCTCACATCTCCGCTCCATGCCCAATCGCGCCTTAGCGAGGTAGCTGGGGACTCCTCGCTTCATCGGTAGATTCGACCTCCTCCCTCGAGGGTGGCCAGTTCTGATGGACTGACTTCATCAGTCATCACGGCGCCAACGCGACACCTGCACTGGACCAACTCGTCTAGAGGAAGCCTCGGGTCTCCGGGGTATCGCGCCGAATGACCACCGACTCTGAAGGTGCTGTGTGGCGCTACGATTTGACCATTCGCCTGCTGATGCGAGGTTCTCGTGCGCTGGTCCATCGTCGCTATCCACTCCTCGCCGATGACTGACGGCTCTTCGACGTAGGCAGTATGTGACCCTGCGTTAGACGAGGGAATCGTCATCGTCCTTGCAGTACGCTCAGCCTGCCAAGTCTTGAGTCGCCCTTCGAAGAGGTCGTCGCGAACTTGACGTGCAAGCTCCTGGGTGGAAAGCCCCTGCCGATGAGCGTTACGCACGTAGTTCGTCGTGTCCTCGGTGATAGTCGACATGCCAGAATCGGCAGCGGTTTTCGACCATGCCTCAAGCTCTTGAAGGGTCCGTGCCGGAACGCGATTGAACGTCAGGTCAAGGTTGTAAAGCCTCGCCGATGCTGCACGTCCAGCCTTCGCACCTTCACCGACACCTTGCTTGTGTGTCAGATAGACCTCACTAGAGTACGTACCGATAACTCGCTTAACGCCGACCCGCACTGAGTGCGTCGACGAGGTGTCGATTGTGCCGTCGCGAATCTCCTTGAGCAGGTCAGCCTCAACCTTATCGATAGTATCAGTATGCTTACCGAAGAAGTCTCGGACTGCGCGCTCTACCTCGGGCGGTAGATTGGACTTGACGATTGAGCCCATAGTTTTGACTGCTCGACTCATCGTGGTCTCCGTGTCGAACCGACGCCATGTCCGTAGTGAGCGTTCTCACCATGAGGCGGAGTTATCTTCGAAGCGACGTATCCCATCGCGACAAGGTTCTCGAGAACACCGCCATCACCTTGCCCAATGCCATCGATGCTGTTCCTTCCGTCACGCGCTTCGAGTTCTTCGTCCCACTCATCAGCGGTTAGTGGGATTCCGTGCCACCTGACTGCAAAGCAGTCAGCGCACTTGACCATCACGTCGTCCTGGCACAGCTTGTCACCGAGGATGCTGCGACGAACGAACCAGTCCTCAGAGCCACAAGCCGAGCATGACAGCGAATCGACAAGCTCTTCGAGTCGGCGACGCGAACGCCGCAGTGCATCCGACGTTTCAGTCGGCACGCGTCATCTCCTCAGTACGAGCCTGGCGTTGCATCCTCGACACCATGGCTTGGACCGACTGTCCGATGCTAGACTGCGTCGACAGTTCGGACAGTAGCATGTTTCCGACGGGTTCGCCTAGGGGTTCGAGGTCGAAGAGCGCTCGCGCTTCGTCCACCATCATCGCTTCACCGACAGCATCTACTTGAGTCTTTGCTGCTTCAGCGTCCAGAAGACTCGTGTCGACACCGCGCGTTCTAAACTGCGGCACGTAGTCCGTAATGCCAAGTGCACTGTGAACTGTCTCGAAAAGCAGTTGAGCGAGCGACTCTTGCTTTGGCTTGATGACAGTCTCGATGTATCCTCGACGCTGCTCCTGTGCATCCGTCGAGAACGCACCACTCTTTATCTGTCCTGCCTCGACAGGTGGAACCTCGTGCGCCTTAAGTATCTCATGCTCGTTATAATCGTGGTAGTCCAGGAATGACGCGTCTTCCTCGATACCAACCGTAATGGGCTCGACGCGAATCCGCAGATTCTCGTCGTCGTTAATGTCGACTGCGCCTGGATTGTCCAACAGCTTCTCGACCTCGAGCACGATGGTTCTGTGGTCAGCATCCCGCATGTCGTGCATGACCTTGTGAATGTCTTCTCGCGCTCCCTCAGTAAGCTGTCCTCCTTCGACGATTATCGCCATTCGAGGTACAGCATTATGCGTAAAGAAGTCGACGTTATAGTCCCTTGCTGCATCATCACCGGTAATGTTTGGTATCGCCGGGATGATGTCTGGAGTTCCGTAGTGGTCCACAAACGGCGTATGATTGCGCTTGAAGACAAGCTCATTTGCTACATTGTCGACACTTGAACTCGCGTCTCCAGTGTTCGCGTCAACGAAGACCTTGTCGTTTCCGTACCTGTCGCCGAAGCTACCGAAGTATCGCAAGTCTCCACCCTTCAACTGGACGAAGCCCGGTAAGTCCTTGCGCTTCCTGATGCTTGGAGCAGGTATGTACGCTAGACCTGTCGGAGTGCCATCAAGTGACACTAGCACTTCGAGTGACAGCCACCCGATGAATTCGTAGTCTGCCCACGCCATCTGGAGAACATCGTTGACCGTCGCAAGCTCGCTGGACATTGGACCGACTTGCCACTTGGATTCGTTACCGAACCAGAAGCTTTCAGCCACTTGACGCTGCGTCTCATCTGGATTCTCGACGCCAGGATGAGGCACTATGTCGAAGCCGTATCCGGCGACGTTTCGCGCCTTGCTGAAACCAGCCTTGGCATGCGTCGTGTTAACTTCGATAAGTGATGCCAGCTTCTTCGGACTGTACGGCGGACTCAGAGACTTGCCACGAGCGTTCGCGAACTTCTCCTTCTGTAGCTGCTGCGACGACTCAGACTTCTCAGTCGTCGCCGCCTTGATTCTTTCGTGGTACGCGCCTGCGTCGAAGCCTTGTGTCATATTGAACTAACTCCGGTGTCCGGGGTTTGCGCCTCTTCTCTGACCTCGTCCCTCGCCGCCGAGCGACGCACCCGGTCAAGCTCGGAAGCACAAAGCGCCAGCATGTCGACGCAGTCGTCATGCTCACCGTCAGGCGCATGATAACTCACGTATCCTGACGGTTTGACTTCCCGCTCTAAGGCGCGAAGTTCGTAGACGATAGTGTCCACTGCCTCGTCATCAGGCAATGCTATGTCGCCATTCTCGACGCGAGTGATGAGGTTCTCAATCATCTCGCGCTTGGCTTTCGGGCTGAACTTCTTCGGAATCAACTTGACCCCGGCATTTGCAAGGTCCGGGATAATCTTGTTGTCCCTCGACGCGTCGGGCACAACGACTCCGGGGTAGTCCCGATGCAGCGCTTCAATGTCAGATTGGATAGTGTCCCAGTCCTCATTCCTTGCGCGACTGAAGTACGCTAGCTCGCCATTAGCGTCGAGTGCACCACTGACTCTGTAGTCTCGATGCCTCGCGAAGTCGACGCCCACGACGAAAGGCGGACGGCACTCAGCGACTGGACGCCATGCTTCGCCGACGCCTTCGTTGACCAGACCACGCATCTTCCAAGTGCCCGTCACTAAGCGCTCGTCCAGCTCCTTGAAAACTGCGCCTGCAGCATCTGGCAGAACAGCAAGATATTGCTGCTGGAACTTGTACTCCGGCATGGTACCACGCTTCTCCATCGGGTCGTCAGTGAGGAACGGATTATCGTCACTCGTCGCGTGGCTGTAGAAGTGGTCAGGCCAATCTGACGAGCGACCTCTTGCGGCGAGCGTCTGATAGTATGACCGATGACGCACCGGCTTGCTGATAGCAACAAGCGACCCTGCGTTATCCATGAGCATCGGCTCGAGGTCATCGTACCACAGCGAATCTGGCATGTAGTCTGCCTCGTCTATCAGCAGGTCGTCAACTCCTGCGCCCTGAAGCGTCTCTGGTTTGTCGAACGTGCGAAACTCAAACGTCCAGCCATTGATGAGACCAATCTCATAAGGCGCCGTATACCTACGATACTCAATCCAGGAATCTGGCAATGCGTTGAGCATTGGGTCGAACCCGTACTTCTTTGCCTGAGGGTACGACGGAGCTACCCACCATGAGAGACCGTTCG